ATGAGCGATTATGTAGACTATAAATTCCGCTTCCCTACAACCGACCTACAAAAGGTTCTAGGTATAGTTACTGCTCTACGTAAAGCAGGTCTACTAAAAGTAGACGAACTCCCAAGTAACATGCTCGGCAACGACATCATCGTTGATGGTGTCGTTGTATTGCGTGGTTCTGTAGGTGTAGGTTCTAGCACATACAAAGATACATTCACTGACTACTTGGTTACTATCCCTGCAAGAGGAGACCCTGCAATGACGTATGTAAACATACGCACAGAAACAGAAATCCCTGCTTCCTTCGATCCTTCAATCTTTGGACTCATCCCTACAGATGACCAGACTAGCAGAGACGTGCTAGGGGATTGGGCGTAGTGGCCAAGAGTTACAAACTCGTTGAAGGCGGTATGCAGGATCGCTTTCGCCACTCTAGGGCGAAGGTGCAGATCGTCGGTGGTGGGTATGGTAACGGCAAGACGGCAGGCGCGTGTGTGAAGGCACTGTCTCTCGCTAAGGATTACCCAGGCTGCAATGGGTTAATTGCACGATCAACCTATCCTAAACTTAACGACACAATTCGTAAAGAGTTTATGGCGTGGTGCCCTAAAGAATGGATTAAACGATCCTATACCAAAGATGAAAACTCTGTGCATCTTACGAATGGAAGTATTATCAACTTTCGTTATGTGTCACAGAAAGGAACGAACACAGAGGCTACTTCTAGCAATCTTCTCTCTGCCACTTATGACTGGGTGATTGTAGATCAGCTAGAAGACCCAGAGTTCGTTCACAAAGATTTCATGGATTTAATGGGAAGACTTCGAGGCTCTACACAATACGTAGGCAAAGACCCTACCATGCCTAAGACTGGACCTCGATGGTTCATAGGCACGTTGAACCCTACACGCAACTGGTGCTATCGAGAACTCGTTAAGCCCATGCACGATTTCGCTCGTGGGATTGTTAGCCCAAAGCTACTGTGTGTAGTTGGTGAAGACGCTTTACCTGTGAAGGTAAATGGTATGCCTGTTCCTTTGATGGAACTGTTTGAAGGAAGCACGCACGAGAACATTGAGAATGTAGGTAAAGACTACATTACAGGCATGGCTGCAACCTTTACTCCTACCATGTATCGTCGCTTTGTCATGGGAGAGTGGGGTGCGCTCAGTGGCCTTGTCTACGCGCAATACGACGAAACAGTTAACCAGCTAGACCACGATGATATCGTGGAATACCTGCGGCAGTTACGTCGCTCAGGCTATGAGCCTAATTGGGTAGAGGCATACGATCACGGGTTACGCGCTCCTAGTTGTTATCAACTAGCGTTCATAGATGATGATGGTAACATCTTCATCCTTGATGGCTTCTACAATGCAGAACAAGCAATGGAAGTCTCTGCTGCTAAGAGAGAAGCAATCCTTGACTCTTACGGTATTGACCTAGACAAGCTAGCTGCTACTAAAGCAGACCCTGCTCTATTCAGACGCACGACAGCAGGTAAGTCGCGTGTAGGCACGACTGTTGCAGGCATGTATCAGCAGGATCATAACTGGCGTATGACTCCAGGAGCTAATGACATTAGCTCAGGTATTATGAAAGTAGGACAGTATCTCTCTGCTACTCCAAGACATGAACATCCTCTTACGGGAATGTCTAATGCGCCGTATCTCTATGTCAGTGATAAACTAGACTGGTGGCATAATGAGGTAACAGAATACTACTGGAAAAAGAATGGCAGTGGCGATGAAACCGACACACCCAGTGGCAAGAACGATCACGCAATGGACGCGACCAAGTATTTGTTGACAGATAGACCTAAACTAGCTATATACGTCGGCAAGCCGAACGCACCACCTTCCTATCTCTCGTGGCATGAGGCAGAGAGAAATGAGACCAAAACACTCCCGAGGCACAAATGAGCGGTAGCAATGAGGATCAGGTTCTCGACTTTGGGCCGGAACCAACCGACCCTATGGACCGTGCCATGTCTAAGGAAGGCTTGCTCTCTACTGCACAGGATGCAGAGCCTGCATATCGTGTGCTTAAAGGCAGCAAGATTGCTGTCTCTAAGATGCGTGGGAAGTTATGGAAATCACGTCACAAGGCTGTCACTGTAGCGATGAAAGATAGCATCGCTTCTTGGGATGAAGCTATACGTTATTACAATAACGATCAAAGCGATCACAGAGACGGCAATGACAACGGTGTCTCGAATAACCGTATCCTTGCTCGACGGTTGAATGAACGAACTTCGTCTTCTGAAAACATAGTGTTCAGTAACATCTCTGCTGCTGTTCCTCAGCTATACGCTAAAGACCCTATGGTTACTCTTAGCGCAGGCGTCAATGATGACGACGCTGCTGGTGAGTTGAACGACGCATTTGCTCGTGCCACAGAGAAATTAGTCAACACCTTGTTCTCTATGTCTCATGCTCCTGGCGTCAATGCTAAGCCAAAGATGAAGAAGGCAGTAGTCGTTGCTCTGCTTACTAATTCTGTGTGGTTTGAAGTAGGCTATACAAACAAAGACCAGAGCAGTGAGTCAGCTTTGCAGACTCTTGTAGAGCTGTCTCAAGAACTTGCTAAAGCTAAAGAGATCGATGAGATAACTGAGATAGAAGGTAAGTTGGTAGCACTAGAGGAAAAGATTGAGTTCCTCAATCCTAGTGGTCCTTTCCTTCGTATTCGTCTACCTCACCAGATGCTCATAGACCCTGACCATAACGACAGCAATGCTGCTGACGCTGCATGGATTATGGTAGAAGACTTGATGCCTACGGACTACCTTAATGCCATGTATGGCATAGAGGATGAGGAGAGTGAGGAGATTAAGTCGATCTATGAGCCTACTCATATCCTAGACGGTAATCAAGAAGAAGACGAAGACAATGTGTCTATCTTCAATGATGCTAAAGGCTATAACGCATATGGCTTCACTGACACAGCCTCCTTCAACAAAGCAAAGAGGACTCGTGTCGTTCATGTGTGGGATCGCACTACTAGGCGCCTAGAACTCTACGCAGCTAATGACTGGACTTGGCCAATCTGGGTATGGGATGATCCCTACCAGTTGCAGGGCTTCTTTCCCTTTAGCAAGCTATGGTTCCATGAGAACCCCATCTCTACTCATGCAAAGGGAGAGGTGAGCTATTACCTCGATCAACAGGATGAGATTAACGAAATCAATGATGAACGTAGGCGTTCACTTCTATGGGCTAGAAGGAACATCTTTTTCAACAAAGATAAAATATCTCCTGAAGACGTAGAGAAAATTCTCAAAGGCCCTGACGCAACTGCTACAGGATTAGCTCTGGGTGAAGGTGTTAAGCCTGAAGATGTCATCTTCACTATTCAACCTCCTTCTGCACAGTTCCATACACTGTTCGACAAAACTGATCTCTATCGTGCAATAGATCGAATTGCTGCTACTAATGAAGTAGCTAGAGGTGGTGAGTTCAAGACTAACACTACCAACAAAGCAGTTGACTATTACGCAACTCAGGGCAACACGAGGAACGATGATCGTTTAGATGCCCTAGAGGATTGCATTGGTAGGGTAGGTTGGCAGATTGCACAAATGTGCATGAGGTTCATGCCTGCTGAACAAGTTAAGCAGCTTGTTGGTTTAGACGTATCTGACTCATGGAAACCTCTAGACCCTATTCACGACCCTATGCGCTGGGCTTTGAAATGTGTAGGAGGTTCTACACAAAAGCAGACGGTCGCTAGCAGGAAACAAGAAGCTGTGCAAATAGGTCAAGTGCTTGCACAATTTGTTCAAGCAGCACCTGCTGCTGTCTTAACTCAGACACTTAAACTATTCTCTATCGCATTTGATGATGTGATTATGGAAAAAGATGACTGGGAAAAGATAGAGGAAGAGGTGCTAAAGACATTGCAGATGTCTCAGGGTGGTGCGCCTGGGCAACAGCAAGGCGGTGGGGCACCTCCTCCTCCCGGCGTAGGACCGCCAGGGGCCGGGCCGCAAGGCGCACCGTCGCCTCCTCCTGCGGAGATGATCGTTCAGGCACTATCATCGCTACCTCCCGAAGTATTAAAGGCAATAGGCGCTGCACTATCACAAGGTGCAACTCCTGAGCAAATCTTTAATGAACTACAACAACAGTCTACACAAGGAGCAACCTAACAATGACTGACGATAGAGACACAGAAAGCAATATCATAGGTAACATTCCTGATTTCGACGATGATACGGAGAATGATACAAGTGAAACTGAGACAGAAGACACAGACTCAGAGTCTACCGATGATGGAGATGACGCAGGAGATACGTCAACTACTGCAAGCAGCACAGAAAACGATGCTAGCAAACCTGCCGCAGATGCACCCATTGTCAGGAGAGACGGACTCCATGAGGTCGTCAACCCGGACGATCCTCGTTCCCGCAACCTTGTGGACCCCGCGACCGGGCAGGTAGTTGCTCGTGGTGGGATTGAGCGTCGCATCTTTGAGAACTCTCAAAGGCTAACGCGAGATAATGCCTCGCTTCTTCAACGAGTGCAGGCAGCAGAGACAAGCGCCAACAACGCTAACGAGATTGTGAAGTTAGGCTCTAACCTATCGCTTAGTAGCAGCGATCAAACAGCTTCCTTCAACCTCATGTCACAGTTTCTTAAAGACCCTGTGCGTATGCTTGAACAGCTTGTGATCGAGGTCAAGAGCAAGGGTTACGACATTCCATTCCTAGAGAATGGCGTGACGCCGGGCATGGACACGGCTGCGATCTCGCACATGGTTGACGCCAGGATGCAGCCTATCACCGAGGCAAACAGGGCACGCGACAACGAAGCCGCTGTCCACACGCAAGCGCGTAAGACGCTTGAAACTTTCCTTGACAGGAACCCAGAAGGCGAGCATAATCTGTCAGTCATGGCTGAAATGATTACGAAAGAGCCAGGACTAACTATCGACGATGCTTACATGCGTTTAATCAAGTGGTCTTCTAGCAACGGCTACGACTATAGCCAACCACTGCAACAGCAGATTAACGCACGTAATAATAGTCAACAGCAGCCCGTAGGTAATTCTACGCAGACATCTACCCAGCCTCGCCAAGTCGTTGCTCCGCTACCTAATGGCCGCCAGCCAAATAGAGTAGCACCGATTAACGAACCAGCGATGTATGACGAGAACGCTTCTTGGGAGACGATAATTCGTCGCTCTATGCGTGACACTGGAATGTCTGTGTAATTTAACTATAGGAGTTTTCAATGCCTGTTGGAACTATTGTCCCGAGTGTTGCTACGATGCTACACTCTACACTCACTCACTCGCGTAAGAAGCTCGTTATGGCGAGTATCAAGAGCAACGCGCTTATGGCGTGGGTGTTCTCGAATGATCGTGTAGAATATGAAGATGGTGGTTATAATATCACTAATCCTCTGACTATCGGTCGCAACCCTAACGTTGCTTCCTACAAGTATTACGGCACCCTTCCTGTCAATCAAACTAACGAGTTTGAGACTGTGGAATATGGGTGGTCTCGTGTTGCTGGCACGGTCATTATCTCTGACCAAGAGCAAGACGAAAACCAAGGCGAGGCTGCCATCTTCAAACTTATGAAGGAGAAGATGAATGTCCTTGAAGAAAGCATTAAGGAAAAGTTCTCGCAGTATCTCTATGCTGCTGGTGGCGGTGCTGACCCTCTGGGCTTGGCTTCGCTCATTCCCACTAACCCAAACATCGGTGTTATGGGTGGCCTTTCTCGTGCGGCTCAAATCCAGTGGCGCACGTCTGCGTATATTTTCGCAGGCGCTATGGACGCGACTAACATCGAAGAAGTTTTCGATGATGTGCTTATGGACCTCACGCTTAAAGGTGAGAAGCCTTCGGTTATTCTCGCTGGGCGTAACATCTATCGCACGTATCGTCAGGCGGTTCGTGACAAAGTTACGCTCCCCCTGAGTGAAGGCAAGGCAGGCAAACGCATGTTTGACCTTGGGTTTGAGGGTGTCTCTCATAACAGCATCCCCATCCTCTATGATGAAGATTGCCCTGTTGGTTCTTGCTACTTCATCAATGACAAGTATCTTCGCCTGCACATGCTGAAGAAAGTCAACATGAAAGTGAAGGAACTCGTTTCTCCCTGGAACGTCGATGCCGTAGGTAGTCGCGTTGTGTGGCAGGGTCAGTGGTGCTTGTGGAAAGCTTTTCGCACTCACGCTGTTCTCACCGCGTAATTGAAAAGTTTAGGAGCAGTAAACATGGCTATGTCTGATATTCAGCCCGAGTTTCAGGTAGAGAAAGTTACAGGAAACTTTACCCAGAACATTACCTTCATTGAAGAAACGCACAAGACACGTATGATTGCAGGCGTCGAAAAGACTTTGACGACTCGCAAGCTGGTAACGAAACCTCATCATTTCACTGAGGGGTATGAGATTTATTACCCACAGGGTCATATGCTGTTCGTTGCTGCGGATGATGAGGAACAACTAATTCATTTAGGTGTTCTTCAAGACCCGCGACGTGTGGATATGGCTACAGGAGAACTTGTGCCTGATGACTACAATCCTTCAATCAAAGACAATGTTGTGAACAAAATTCGGGCACGGCATCGTGGTCCAACCCAAGGCGGCATTGCCGCTGCACTAGAGGGATAAAGTAAATGGCTAATGTTACACTTATGCCAAGTTTCTACCCGCGTCGTTTGTCGCAGTATGTGGGTGGGATGACTTATGCTGCTGATCTACAAATTGGTGGAGATATGCGTATCTCCTTCCTCAATCCCATCGTCGCCACTGCTGCACAGTTTATCTCTGCACAGTCTACGGCTGCGGCTGGGACGTTGCAGGCAGCATCGTTGCTGAACTCTGCTACTATCGACGCTCCTTTCGGGCGCAACCTCACCTTCGTTCTGTCTGGCGCTGGTGCTGGCACTGTTACCGTTGACGGCTTCGACTACTTGAACCAAGCCATGAGCGAGAGCGGTGCTATGAACGGCGCTACTCCTGTGGTCTTGAATAAGGCGTTCAAGATCATTCGTCAGGTTACGTGGACTCTTGTTGCTGCTACTACCTTCAACCTTGGGGTTGGTTCGCAGCTTGGTCTGCCTTACCGTGCTATTCGAGTGTTTACGGAGGAGAATAACTCTACTCCTGCTACTCTCGGCACTCTGACCTCGCCTGTGCTGACTGATCCTGCGACTATCACGACTGGTGATACTCGTGGCACCTATCTCGCCAACACCACGCTCAATGGTGTGAACGTGGTAACTGCGTCGTTTGCGTTTGCTAATGACGTAAATGCTGCTGGCAATGGTGGACTCTTTGGCCTACCTCACTTCGCGAACTAACCGATAGTGGTTCCTCATCTCCAAGGGTAGGAGCCATTAAGCAGAGACTGTATAGCTGCTCCCTATACAGTCTCTGTGACTTTGTTAGGATAGAAGATGCCAAGTCTCGTATCAGATATTGTAAGTGAAGTAATAACAAACCTATCTATGGTTGCAGGAAACAGCACTCAAATTTACGCAGCACCTCGTATTCAGCAGCACGTGCAAGATGCGTGCATCTTTCTCATAGATGAATACTGGTGGCCTGAATTGATGGATTGGTATTCTCCATTCACTGATGGAGTGACTGGTGTTCTTACTAGCGATCTAGTTAGTAAGTTAAAGAACCACAAAGTCAGTCGTTACCAAGACATAAAGCGTGTCATGCGATATGACAGCAATGTATCTGTGAAACAACTTCCTACACAGATGAACCCATTTACAAACAAAGGCACAAACGTAGAGTATATGTCAGCAGATGCTACATATGCCTTGCGTCCTTTTATTGTGTGGCCTAAGACTGCACTGACGCAGTTAGCCATTCATGCAAAGGCATATCCAGTTATCCCTATCTCGAACACAGATACTGTCTACCTAGACAGGCTGCTTGTTGCTATGATGGCAGCTTGGTTCTACGCAACAGATGATGGCACGAACCAAGGACAGATTGCTAAGTTCAAAGCATTGTTTGATAAGCGACTGACACAAGTGAAATCTTCTTGGGGTAATCAAGCTGTTCTCCTCGACTCTCGTTTCCCAATTACGGAAAACACTTGGTCTGAGCGCAGCTAATGACTTTCTTCAAAACAGGTAAAGTTGCAGGGCTACAGAACAAAGAAGGTGACACCCTCTTGACCACGACTATTCGTGGCTTTGAGGGAGGTCTAAATGTCTCTGACACTGACCTGAATATGAAGCCTAGGTATGCAAAGGTTCTGGATAACCTAGAGCGTGGCATTGATGGCACGTTGCAGTTGCGTCCTGGCACTAGGTTGCTGGCAACTGTAAACGCATCTGGTGATGTTACTGATATCGTCAATCAGTATTACTTCAATGATTTCGTAATTACCGTGCAAAAGAGTGGCAGGGTATGTAAGGTCAGTGGTACAGGCGTTGTCACCTCTCTGGCAACTCTCTGGACTGCAACTACCTTCGTTAGTTTCTCTGTCTTCAACTCTCGACTACTGATACATAATGGAGTCAATAAGCCTCTAGTAATAGAGGGAAATATCAACAAGACAAACTACATGCTGTGTATTTATTCCATTGACCTGGGGACTGGAACAAATGTCAACACACCTATCGGTAGTATCGTCGCATCTCATGCACAATACACACTCGTTGCAGGAATACCGTCAGCTCCTTCTACCCTTTATATTTCTGCAAGAGGAACAAGCGGCACGTTCTTGGGAGACGCTGCACCAAACGATGCCGTTGCAATCGACCTTGGCCCTCGTGTGGCGTTAGGCTCTGCTGTAATAACAGGCATGGTTAGCTACAGAGACAAGCTCATGGTCACGTTTGAGCGAGGTGTCTTGCCTATGAACTTAGGCGTCTACACAGGCACTCCTGTCGCTGTTCACACTCCCAGTGACGATGGTTTCATTGAGGAGTATGGTTGTCTAGCACACAGGAGTCTCATCTCTGTAGGCGATGACACATACTTCAATGACAACATCGGCATTAACTCTATCACACGCATTGTGTTATATAACACACTGAGACCTGAGAGAATTAGTCAGCTAGTCGATCCTCTAATCACTGCTGCTATTCAGCCTCTATCACCTGCACAAATCTCACAGTATGTGTTTGCTGTTTATGATCTACGCAATAAACGGTATATGCTGTTTGTTCCTGTGTTTGTAGGTGGTGTGATTACTGAGACTATAGGCTTCTCTTACACAAATATACCTGCATTAAAGATCAGTGCATGGTCGAGGCTAAGAGGTTGGGTTTGGTCCTGTGCTTGCAGGACTTCTCTACAGAACATCTTGTTCGCTAATGCAAACAGGATATACTCTTATGACTTCGATAACAAAGTCAGTAATGCTGACTTCATTCTCGACACTACCTACAACGCTGACGGGACAGGAGTTCCTATAGCGTTTGAGTGGGAGTTGCCGTGGGCAGATTTCAACAAGAGAATGAACATCAAAGAGACTGCGTATATGTCTCTCGACACTACAGGAACAGCAAGTTTCACTGTTTCTATGTATACAGACAACCTACGCTATGACAATCTAGGAGCAGCTATGACTCCTGTGTTGACTACAGGCATGACTGCTGGTGTCGTTAGCGGTTATGGTGCAGCAGCCTTTGGGAACTCTCCTTACGGAGGAGGACGCCCTACGTCTGACGAAAGACTCTTTGCTTGGCCTGCCAAGTTTAAGCTAATGAAACTGCGGATGACTGGCTCGACAAAGAAGCCTCTCCGTTTCATAAGTGTTTCTTTAGCATATAAACGTGGCTCTATAAGGAATTAAGTCATGCCTGGATATACTGTAAACTACAAACTAGGTCTCCCTGACTTTGATAGTTCAGGCTGGGATACTATGTTGAAAAACAACTTCACTACTATTGATGCAGTAGTGGGGCAGTTTAACACAGGTCTTGTATTACAGGGTGCATGGTTGAATAGCACGCTCTACTTAATCGCGCAGTCGGTAGTTGATCCAACTACTGGTAAGATATGGATTTGTGGAGTTCAGCACACATCTGCTGCAACTCCTGTAACTTTTGCAACTGACAGAGCTAGTTACCCAACTTACTGGGCAGACATTACGAACCCTGCTGCTACAGCTAAACAGTCTGCTGACTCTGCTACTGCCTCTGCCGCTGCTGCTGCTGCGTCTGCTGCCTCTGTAGGAAGCACGACAGGCACAGGGAACCTTGTTCGAGCAACAGGTGCAACTCTAGTTGCTCCTTTGCTAGGAACACCTGCTAGTGTAGTGCTGTCAAATGCAACAGGTTTGCCTTTGACTACTGGCGTGTTAGGAGCTATGCCTACTGCTAATGGTGGCACTGCTTTGACT